GGCGGGACTCGGAGATCACCCGGTCAACGGTATTGGATTCAAGCTTCTTCATCCAGTCGTTGAAAAATGATCCTTCGATTTGTGACGATTCAAACCACGCCACCACTTCCTTTTTGGAGAGCTTGGGAACGCTCATTCCCATGGTGAAGGAGACCGGCAGGGATTCAACCACGATCTTGTGAATGATCCCCGGCATGGCCTGGGCGAGTTGCACCACTCGGGTTTTGATCCCCTCCCCGATGTCCTTATAAATTTCGTTCAATACCTTTTGCAGCTCTTCCCGCTGCTTTTCGAGATACGCCTTCCGCCGGAGGTGGGAAGGGGTCTCCTCGGCCTTGGCGGATAGCAGAAGAAGCCTTGCTTCTACTTCTTCGAGAGCCCCCTCAAGGGTGGCGGTCAGCTCGTCCTTGAACTGATTGACAAGGCCTTCCACCCTGTGTGTCAACTTCGTTTGTTCTGAGAAAATGTCGGTCATGGCGTCTTGGGTCTTATGGGAGACCTCCCCGCCGCCCCGGCGGTAAAGGAGCCGAAACCCGCCATGGCGGGAGGGCGAAAGGAGAGGTCTCCCACGGGTTCACGGGTTAAGCGGTCGTTGTCGTGGTCGTTGACCCGTAGGGGTTTTCAATGTAGCGCAATCGCGCCGCCGCTCTCGGGTGGAAAACGGCCATGCCGCAAATCCACTCAATCAGCGTTTGATAGAAGACCCCGACAAGGCCAAGGTCTTCAACCTCGATTCCGCCACTTTGTATTCCCGATACATACTCGCCCACGCCGAAGCGAACGGCATAGATCGAACAGGTATCGCTTTCGCCTTCATCGAAACCCAAGATCGGGTCACCTGTCGGTCCCTCTTCGATCACGCCGATGGGGATTCCGGCGTAAGCGTTGAGCCGCTGGCCGAAAACGCCGTTGACGGTTTCGATGGCTTGCCCAGCAGATCTAACCCAGCTATTAAGATATCTGCGACATTCCTTGTTCATGAAGAGCATGTCCGGGGAGCCGACAACGGCGTCAATCAGCTCATCGACTGCCGCAAGGAAGTTGCTCCCGGTGTAGTCGATCACCTGGGCACCCGTCAGGCGGTTTTCGAGTCCGTCAAACTCGGTCGGGGTTCCGTCGTGATCCCCTTTGAAAAATGCGCGGGTGAATTCGAGAGCCGCCGCTTTCGCTTTCATGGCGTCATGGATTGCGCGGATGTTGTTGACGTTGCCCTGCATCTTGACCAAAGCGCGGTCAACCTGGGTGATCCCGCCCAACACCATGAGGGATTCCACTTCCTGGTTGATGATCCCTTGGTCGGGGGTGTGATTGGCGTTGATCGCTCGGAAGCCGATCCCCGGAAGGGTCTGCTCCTGGTTGTAAACGAGCGCCTGCCCCGCAATGTTCATGAAGGGCATCACCTGAAGGACGGGAGAGGTTCGGGCAAAAACTTCGATCACCCCGCGTTTCAATTCGTTTTGGGTCAGCTTCGCTGCTTCCGCTAAAGTGAGATACTCAGCCATTGTTCGATTCTCCTTTTACTTCTTGCCGTATCCCATGCTCATCATTGATTGAGGGGATAGGCCGGTTAGGTCTTGGGTTTGTTTGCTGTTTGGCCGTTTGCCCCCATCCGGGCTCTCGGGTGCCTTCACGGTGAAGAGCCCCTTTGCGTTCGCTGTCCGTATCCATTTAATAAGGGCAGCGGGCGGAAGGTCGGGAATCAGATCCCGTTGGGACTCGGGGACATCCTCCTTGAGGGAGTCGGCCACGGACTGAAGCTCGGCTTCAGCCGCCTTGCGTTTCTCGTTCACTTCAGAAAATCGGGCATAAGGGACCGTCCGGTCCTTCTGCTGTTCGCCTTTGTCGCTGGCTGAGCGGTCTTGCTCGTTCTGGTTCTGGTCTGTCATCGGTTCCCCCTTTTTTTACGTCTTGGTCAGACGGGATTATGAATTGAGCGCTTGCGTTTCCTCTTTCAACTTCAGGAGGTGGGCAAGGGCATCTTCTCGGGTTTGGAAATCGGCATTCAAGCTCATGCACACGTCAACGGGGCTGATAACCCCCATGGCTAATTGCATGTCCCATGCTTCGGCTTGCTCCTTGGGGGAAGCCGCCGGGCGTGGATCGCTGAAATCAATGGCCAGGGTGCAGGAGTCGGAAAGCTTCTTGGTGGGGTTGTGGGTGTTCCACACAACCCGCATGAGCTGGAAGAGCTGCTTCTCGTAGTTCCGCCACAAGGGCAGATCGTCTTGCCGGCTCTCGCTCATTTCTAAAAGGTCGATGGTCTTGGCATAACCGCTCTGTCTATCGCTTAAATCCGTGCTCATACTCGCAGCGGAAAGCCCTTGCGAGACGCAAGCCCACTTGACCAGCTTGTCGATAGCGTTGACCACTTCCCCGATTTGCGCCTCTTGGGAGCGGAAACCGATTTCCCCATTCTCGGGCAGTTCAATCATGGTGCCGGGATCAACCCGGAGATTCGCCCCGCCAGAACTCCCTTTGATAAATCCCACGCCGAAGCTCTGTTGAGCGAGTAAATGCAAAAGATCGGTGAGCTTGAGGTTGACGGCTTCGGCTATTGAAAAAAGGTCACTGCCGCCGGGGAGCCAAAACGTGGAGCCGGTGGGCGGGTAGTCGAAGACCGGCAGGAAGGGGAGAACCCCATAGGGGTTTTCGGCTTGCTCAAGGATGTTGCCGTTGTGATCAAGCCGCCGCCAGGATTCGGCCGTCCAGTGGGAGAAGGTAACGTCTTCGATCTTCCCCGATGGCCCGTAATCGGTAATGAGCACTTCGAGGAGCTGCTCGGGCGTGTCCCCGGTAATCACGTCAACGAAATCCCCGGTCAGGATATCCAGATCAAGACGATTGTTCCGCCAAACCGGGCGAAGGAGAATCGTCTTCAAAAGCTTGGCGAATCTGCTCGCAACCTTCATGCGGGTGTCAATTTGACACTGCTCCATTATTTCCTTGTAAATGGTTTTGTCTTTATCGCTTCCGCCTTCGATGGTACGGGCAGGGGGTGTGCGGTAGACTTGGGCAAGCTGGTTGATGATCTTGCGCACAAGGTTAAGGTGACAGCGGACCATGGAAGACGGATCACTGAACAGCTCGGCAAGCTGCGCTTCCAAATATTCGAGCTGCTCGGAGAAGTAGAAGTCAAGCCGTTTGGCGGTCTCCCGCTTGCGGGCGGTATTGGCGAGCGAATAGGCGTCAACCTTCATTTGCTCGAAGACCTGGGGAACCATCGAAGTGAAAAGCATTGAGTCACCTCATTTCATGAAATCTGCATGTGCTTGCACCATCAAGCCGCCTGATACAGCCGGGCACCCTCCCGCCGCACCTTGATTTGAAAAAATTCCTGAAGGGTCAGCTCGGAGTCCATGAGCTGCTCCCGATACGAAAGCCACATGGTTTCAACCTGCTTGTAGGCCGGGCAGAAGTTCGAACACGTCAGGATCAATTCTCCTGAATCACTCATCAAAAAGCAGTGGTGACGGTTCGGGGATTTGTTCCGGCAGGCGAAGGAGCCCAAGACGTAAGAATGAAGGACGGACTCGCGAAGGCTGAAAATTGCATATGCCGTGCTGTATATTCTATCGTCCTTGAATTTTGTTGAGCTGTGCCCAAAACTATATTTGCCGTTTGGCTTTAAAACGTAGGAAAAGGTTGAAAGCTCGCTTGTCAGATCCGCCATGTTGGCGGGGAAGTGAAGCCGCCCTTCCTTCGCTACTCGGTAGAGTTCTGGGAAAATGACCGCTTGTGCGCTCTCGTGCGCATTGAGTAGTTCAACCGGGATTTTCTGCTCCAAGAGCCAGGAGTGCAAATCCGTGATTTCGTAATTTTCAAGAATCAAGTTGGTGAGCGGGAATTTCTGATGGGTTTCGAGAATCGCTTTTTTGATTGAGCGGGAGAGGTTCGGGACAATCGCCCGTTGATCAATCAGGAAGTATTCCGGCTCCCCATGGGCGGGGGAAGCAACTTTAGCGACAACGGTTAGGACGGTGTTGTCCGTTCCGCTCAAGCTTCCGAAGAGATTCTTCGCCCGGTCTAACCCCGCACCTATTTTATAAGCTCTTCCCTTGACCAGTGCTTTCAACCCTTCGGGGGTTACCGGGATTTGATAGGAGGTATCTTGACACAACTCGATCACGTCACGGGTGAAGAGGGAATTTTTTGCATCGCCCCGCTTGCCCAAGATATCCCGGTCAAATTCGGCGGGGAGCAAGGTCGACTGAAACCGCTTCGCCTTCGCCCGGTTGATCCACTCGGGGGCTCGTTCAAGGTAATCTTCGAGGTTTTCAAACTGAGTGTGGAAAGCAAAAATACCGGGGTCTTCTTCCGCCTGCTTCTGAAGAGAAAAAACAGGCCCGTCAAAAGCATCGCAATTTGTATCCAGTAAAATCAAACTTTCTTCTGAATCAAGAAGCGAAGCCTGTTGTGCGTTGAAAACGGACCAGTCTTCACACGCGTGGGCATCAGAGAACCAAAGCAGGTTCAGCTTGGAGCCGAACGCCATTCCGAATGAAGTATTCGAACACTGGATCACGTTCCCCTTTTTGGGCAAGACGATTTGGTCAACATAGATATTTTCTTCTTTGACAATTTTTAAAAGTACCGGGGTGTTCCGAATGATCTTCCGCAGCAAATTGAATTGGGTTCGCTTGCTGTGTTCAGCGGTGGTCCCCAAAAGCTGAATGGTGAAGTTCTGTTTCGAGCAGAAAAGCCACAAGACAACCAAGGCGTGCAAAACCGTCTTGCCCATGCGCCTGGGGGCAATGTGAAGGCAAAGCGAATGCTTCAGCCTGCCGTCCTCGGCGACGGCGAGCGCTCCTTTTAAATAGGTGCCTTGCTCTTTCGTTAGCTTGATCGGGGAATAGACGGATTTGCTTGAAAGCACGCGGGGGGAACAGTCACGGAACCATTCTGCAAACCCCCTAATGCCTGGGCGGTTCCACCGCACTTGGGGGGAATCAGCCGTAGCTTGAAACTTACCGGATTTCGGATTCTTCGGTTGAGAGGGATTCGCCATAGCCTGGGGCAACGGTTCCCGTGCAAACGCGTGCACGAATTTTTTAATTGACCGTTGCCCCCGTTCGGCTTCACCCGCCGAAACACATGGGCGGGGTGCTGCGGAGGTTCAAGGGAGTATGTTGGAGATAATTCTATACCAGAAGATTACTGCCTGTCAACCCGCGAGCTATTTCAATTTGACTATGAATGCTGTATATTAAGTAATATTCTTCGTCACGTGATTGAAACCAGTATTAGAGCCGCCAGGCCCTGAATCCCCACGGGGGCACCGCCCCTCTGTGCTCTGAATTTCTTCTGAAACCTTTAGTTTTCTTGCTGTTATATTCACTAAGGATAGAAAATCTATGCATACTTGAGGATTTCAAAGATAATCGAAGATTCCCCATAGTTCAAAAAAGGCATGAAAGCCGCAGTGCTTATCCCGCCTAACTGCCCAAGACTGCGCACCACTGCCCCCACGTTGAAGAATCACGGCTGATAATAATGGAGTCTGTAAACTTTTCGGACGGTATTCGGCTCTATTTCAGAGTTACTTTCAGCGGTTATAGTCGATTACTACCGATTATTCGGGACCTTAAACTCATTTCGAAACAGCCCTCGTCCACGCTCAACAGCCTTGGCCTTATTTCCCCAATTGAAACGCATAAGTTCCAGATTGCAATTCGTCTGAACACTTTGGTATAATACAAAATCTCATAATTATTGTGAAGCACAAACAAAAGGAGAACACGATGAAATCGGTTTTCCGCATGTCTGGCTTGGCATTGTTGCTTGTTGGCATATTTTTAGTCTGTCGCTACTACTTCTTCTTCGATGCGACGGTAGGAGTGCGAGGTGGAGGAATATACGAAACAAGCCGCGTTTATAACATGGGACTGTTGAGTGAACGCCAGAACGGCATTGTGTTTGGCTTTGGTATGGCAATTTTTGGTTGCCTGCTAATTTATCTTGGCCGCGATTCAACAATAGGAATTGTAGCTTCAAAAAAAAAATGCCCTTACTGCGCTGAACTAATTAGTATAGAAGCAAGAACCTGTCGGCATTGCCATAAAGATCTGGCATGACGACCAAAATCTGGTAGCAAGTGCCTAACAATTCGCAACATAGCTTTAGCATCTTATCACGTGTAGTGATTTTTCCTGGGCGGGAAAGGTCTGCCTGCCCCGAGATCGCCATGCCACGGGCTTCTCCTGAAGCCTGACGGGTGCCCGCAGCTCCTCCGCCATGCCTTTTCGGCCTCGGAGATGATCGGCTTGCCGGTTTCAGGGTCTAACATCATTTCAAACTCCGCTATGCGCTCAAGGCTATGCGGCGGGATCTCCTCCTCCAATAGGTCGAGGATCTCGACATACTCCGCCAGGATCGCGTAGCCGTTCCGAATAAATTTCTTGTGATCCATTTCCATGTGCTTCCCCTCCTATCTGTTGGCGTTCAACCATAACCATTCCATGATCTGCTTCCGGTGTACGTAAAAGCTCAGGAAACAAACGGCAGGCGGCAGGTAAATCTGACGGCCCGCATTATCGCGGAGCACCCCCGCTCGAAGTCGGCTCCAATTTTTTGCAAGCGTGTGCACAAGGTCGCTGGCGTCGATCCTCGCCGCCTTGCATTCTATGAGGAGAGCCTCGGCAGCCAGCCCCGCC